ATGAGCGAGATAAACAACCCTGTGGGCCGCCTACTGGACTATATGAATGCGGCCTTGCGCATCAAAGGAGACCTGGTCGCGTGTGACGCTTGGGCGGCGCTACTACAATGCGAAAAAGATGATCCCTTAGCCATAGCAAAGGGCCTTCGGGAGTTTTCCGATCTAGTTGACACATGCGAAACCGCGCTCCGAGAGCATGTCACAGGTGACCCGAGTCTCTATCTCGCCCCGCTGAAAAATGTACGCGCCATGGTATCCAAATTTACATTCAATCAAGCCTGGCAGGCATGCCGAAACCATATTGATGCCGGCACAATGCAGGGATTGTCTTTTGGTCATCAGAACTTGAGCAACTCCTATCCTACTGCCGATACTCAAGTTCAACAGGACATTCTTGCCTTCGTCGAAAAACTCGAAGGTTTGCTAAAGGAGTGCCTGGCATCAGACCTCTCCGAGGAGCTCAAGGCTCTTTTCGTGAGACACCTTGAGGCAATACGTGCAAGTTTGTTGATTTACTTAGCAGGCGGGCCTGACAAGATTCAGGAAGCTTCAGACCAAGCCGTAGGCGCTTTTGTTAAGAGCTTACCCTCTGTTGAAAGCTCATCAGCTGAGGGACAGTCCTTAGCAAAAAAAGTAATCGAGCATTTCAGCTCCGTAAATCAAATTCTTGCTAAGACACATGAAATGGTGGCGCTGGCGTCACCTATGATCGAAAAACTACTGCCACTGCTCCATTGAGACCAGATATTGCTGGCCAAAACTGCTTCGCTAGCAACTCGATAGCAGAACGCCAATACTCGACTCTAGTACTCCGTACGCGCCTTCTGCAGGTACTACAGCAATTTTACGGATCAAAGACCAGCCATGCGGCATGTTGCGGTGAGCTGACAGGAGGCCAGCGTGGAGCAGTTCACAAATACCGTCACAAAGCGCATAGGTATTGTTTTGTTGCTGGTCGGCCTGATTATTCTATCGATTGGTCTTTACGATATGAGCGGGCGCTACCTGAGCTTGGACCGTTTTTCTGAACGGTGGCTAGATGTGATCAGCTGGAATAAATATCGCGTCAGGCAGTACCCGGCGGTCTTTTACGGTAGCTACCTTGTGATAATTGGGCTTTTCTTGTCAGTCCTGTATGACAAGGTAATCGGCCGGGTCGTGCAGTGGATTTTGACTGGCCAAACTAAACGAGAGCGCTGACCATGCCTCTGACCAAAGCCAACCAGCAGCTGCGCCGCGACCTCAAGGCTATAGCGCTCAACCTCGAGCAGTCCTGTGTCGACCTGGGAAAGCTTGCGGAAAAGCTCAGCGACGCCGACGCCATAGCCCTGGCGGGACTGGTGGGTACGCTTTACGAGGAATCCAGCAGGCTGGCTGGGTATGCGGATGAAGTGAAGGCGAGAAGGATCGTGCGAGGGAAGGCTCAGTGATGTGTAAAATGGCCTTTTTGTGACTTCTCGTCGCTTTATAGCATCTAATCTTTACCTGATAGGTAAAGAAGGGTAGCCTTTAGGAGTGAAGCTTGAAACTGGACTTCAAAGACAAAAAGCTTCGCGATCTATGTGAGCAAAGCCGTGTTGCGGAGAAAAAGCTAGGAGCTGATTCGGCCCGTAAATTGAGATCTAGGCTTTCTGATATTGAAGCCGCGACCACAGTTCTCGATCTCGTTGCTGGCGCCCCCCACCCCCTTAAGGGCGACAGGAAAAATCAGTTCTCAGTCAGTTTGGCCGGCGGATGCAGGATTGTATTCGAGCCCGATCACGACCCACTCCCGCTGCGCGACGATCAGTCTTTGGACTGGTCTCAAGTATTTGATGTGAAAGTTATTTTTATCGGAGATTACCATGAGTGATTTGGCCGTTTCGTTTGCGCCAGATTGGGTGTCCCCGCCTGGCGACACCATCCTCGACCTCATCGAGGAGAAGGAATGGACTCAGGATGAGCTAGCTACAAGGCTCGGGGTGTCGGCAAAGCTTGTAAATCAGTTAATCAAAGGCAAGGCAGCATTAAGTCAGGATACAGCCCTCAAGCTTGAGCGCGTACTGGGCAGTACTGCTGCATTTTGGATTTCACGAGAGGCCCTCTATAGGGAGCAGCTATCTCGTGCAGAGTCCAAGGCGAAGCTTGGTCAATGGACGTCTTGGCTTGACTGCCTCCCTTTAAAGGAGCTGATGTCTTCAGGCGCTATTGAAAAATGCCGAATTGTTGAAAAAAACAAGCCCGGACTAGTAGAGCAATGTCTGAAGTTCTTCGGTGTCGCATCTCCTGACGAGTGGACAGATCACTATTCTGGAATGCAAGTAGCGTTCCGACGTAGCCGAGAGGACCAAAGCGATATCGCAGCTATTTCTTCTTGGCTTCGAATGGGTGAGATTGAGGCTGAACAGTTCTCTGGACCGAAATACGATCGAGATAAATTTGAAAAAGCCTTGATTGAAATTCGCTCCCTAACCACAAAGAGCCCCAAAGACTTTGAACCTCGAATGAGGTCGCTTTTCACTGACGCTGGTGTAGCGTTCGTACTCGTACCTGCCATTCCGAGATCTCATGTAAGCGGCGTTGCCAGGTGGCTTAACCCTCACAGGCCGCTAATCCAGATGTCGCTTTATGGAAAAACGAACGATAAGTTTTGGTTCACCCTGTTCCATGAGTCAGCGCATATTTTGCTTCATGCTAACGAAAAGAAGTCTGTTTACCTCGACGATCCAAGCAAGCGAAACAACGAAGATCCGAAGGAGATAGAGGCAAACGATTGGGCAGGAAACTTTATGATTCCAAAGCAGTATTCGCACGCTTTGGCTGGGTTGAAGACCAGAGATGCGGTACAGATCTTTGCACGCCAGATCGGAGTTCATCCGGGAATTGTCGTGGGTCGACTTCAGCATGATGGGTTGATAGAAGTGTCCTGGATGAATGACTTGAAGCAAAGCTTCAGGTTCGCCGAAACCAATTAAATCCAAAGCCCGGCCCAGCGCCGGGCTTCTTGTATCTAGGCTCATCTCCTTCGGTCAATCTGGCGATCAGCGGCCATGACTCCACATTCTCATGCGCTAAAATCGAGCTGAGCTATGAAGGAAATGCCCATGGACAAGTCGAAAACCGCAGAAGAGATGCGAGCGCTTCTAATCAGCCAGCGTCCCGACCTGAAAGATGATCTCGCGAAAATATCAGACCTCGAGTTGCTGCGACTCATGGCCGGCATCTACAAAAGCTCGATTGATATCAAAGCGGCTGAGCTGATTGAGATCGAGAAGCAGCTGGAAGAGGCTGCCAAGGCGCTCTTTTCTCCTGTACTCCACTGATCTCAACGCACATTCAACACAATGAACTCGGCCAAAGGTACCTTGCGCATCAGCGAATAAACCATCGCCGGGCTTCTCGTATGTGGTGGTCCACTGCTCTGCTATGGTAGCGTCCTTAGATCGCAATGGGAGCAACCACATCTCTCACGACCGAGCCGCCAAAGATTTTCAAGTCAGCCAAGACTGACGCTTTGGCATTCATCGGTTCGGACGGCGAGATACGGGGAGCCCAGTTTGAACAGGCCTACCGGTACTACCGCGCGACCAATGCCTCCCCGCTGATGTCGGACATGCAACTGGCCCAGGCGATAGCAACCTCCCACTGAGCGTAACCTTTCACGACCTTTTCACAGTCGACCGCCTATCGTCATCTCAGCTCCTAGTGAACCTCCCTTTAAGCCCGCACTCCCCATCGCGGGATTTTCTTTGTCTGCGATTTGCCTGGATCGGCCGCGTTAGGCTGGGCTACGCTCAGAGAATAACTGAATGGAGCCACTGCAATGCCCTCCCCGGAATATTCCCTTCCTGACACGCTCGAGCGCATCTACAAGAACCAGCTCGCCCTGGAGGCAGCCATCATGGAGTTAACTCTGTGGGCAGAGGACTGCAAAACCTCAAACGTAGGTGAGAACGTCCGCGGCGCCCTAGAGACGATCGGCGAGAACGCAGGGCATATCAAACAGGGCTTGGCGCGCATCAAGCAGAATGGAAAGATGTAGTCTGATCAGCCGTGCGCCTGGAGAAATCCGATGTTTTTAACGAGGGACGAAGTGGCGGAGCTCACTGGGTATCAAAAACCGAGTGCGCAAATCAGGTGGTTAGAGGCGCAACAGTTCGGATTTATCGTGGGTGGTGACGGCGTACCCAAAGTGCTACGCCAAGTCGTAATAAGTCGACTGGGAGGCCAGGCGACTCAGAAGAGAAGCCCTGAGCTCCGACTAAAATAGCGGCCGATATTAGCCTAGTGGCAGGTGAACTCATGACCAAATTGACTCTCTCAGAATGGGCAGCTGAAAACTATAAAACGCCGCCCAGTCCAAATACCCTACGCAAATGGGCCCGCGAAGGCCGCATTACACCTCACCCTATCAAGCACGGGCGCAATTACTACGTAGATGCGAATTCGCAGTACCTGAAACCCGAGAAGCTTGTGAGAAGAACTCACGGCGGTAATCTCATAGAAAGAGTGGAAGCAGCTCGGCGAGCCGTCGGATTATGAAAATTCTGTCCCAGATAACAGTAAGACTGCCGAGGCTCATGGAGGTCGGTGAATATCGAAAGCTGCGGTATGTCGGGAACAAGCCCAGCCTGCAGCAACTGAAGAAATGGATTGAAGAAGGCGAGATTATTGGTGAGATCACGGGAGGGATGTACTTCGTAGACGTACAGGCGGCAATAATGGGATCGAACGATCCGCTGCTCGCGCAGATGCTCAAAATTGACTGAATGCTCGCCAAGGCTCTGAGTCGTATCCTAGCTAGCCTTCGTTTTACCAGTAAATGCTACCAGTTGGACTAGAGTCTCTTGTGCAGTCTTGCTGGTCATAATCAGGAGAACGTTATGTCGAAATCGTCGGGCAGTAAGAGCGGTTCGGGATCATCAAGCAAGGGTAGCGGCAGTGCAGGAGGTGGCTCCAAGACTCCGGCAGTACCTAATCTGCCAAGCACCACGGGTAATCCTTCTGGTGGCGGCAGAGGGAATGCTCCACCGAAAGGAAAATAGTGTTTAGCGGCCATCCACACTTCGTGGCTGGCCTTTTTACGTTGAGCGACCAATCTTCGCACCTGCGCGCGCTACGACTGTAACTTGATCAAACTGGCACTGACCTCCTATGCCAACACCTTTTTCGCTATGTCCCAAAGCTGAAGGCGATCTTCTAATCCATTGAGCCCACCATTGATGCGCCGGGTGATCTTCACGAACTCTCCTTGATCTGCCAGGGTGTTCAAGCCACGGGTAGACCAGAACCAGGCCGCCGACATCGCGGCGTGCTGCGGCTGCTCCAGCAATGCGGGTTGATTGACCAGGTCAAGACCCAGCGCTTCACCGCACGCCGCGTAGTTCGCCCGGCCGGTGATCTGGATCAGGCCCCGCCCACGGTACTTTGAGCCGTCACCCGGCACAGTGTTGCCCAGATCAGCGCGCCCCTCGTAGCCGGCCTGCCGCGCGGTGGGGCCCCAGATCTCGCGCACGTGCCGCAGCTGTCCAGACTCGTGCCCGACCTGGGCGATGAATGCAGCGATGCGCAGCTTGGTCACGATCCCGTATTTGCCCATGGCAGAGTTCAGCGCCGGAACAAAAACGCCGGCTTGGCGACCGGCGTTGGGGAGTGTTTGCAACAACTGCTGCTCAGTGATCGGCATGGTTTTCTCCAGGCAAAAATAAACCCGCTCATGGCGGGTGATTGCTTCCGGCTATAGGTTAAGAAGGCTCAACCGGCCAAGTGATGCTCAGAGGGTAATCAGGCTGATCTGGCACACGATTGACTGCGACTCGGTATTGCTTCCATTTTTTGAGCAGTGCGACCTCGGCCGTGGTCGCTTCATCCAGGTCGGCAGCGTCCTGTAGCGGCGCGATGCGAATAGCAGCTACCGACAACAGATAGTCGCGCTGGCCGCGCGCCTGATTTGCCAGTTCTTCCAATGTCGGTTCGGGTGGGATAACTGGCGCCGGTGGCGGAACTTCAATCACTTTGAAGCCTCCCTCAATTGAAACCATCAACCCTGCACACATCCCTTCAATTGCTTCGAAGTACTGTTCCTCGGTTATCTCGATTCCGCCCTCAATAGGGTCCTGTTGCACAATTCCGGCGGCTGCATACGGCATTACTTGATCCTCATGTAATAAGTTGCGCCAATGTTGCGGGACCTGGTTTCATTGCCAGCCCGAGGAACTCCGTTGGTACCGTCATTCATAATCACCAGAAGACCGCCAGCAGTGAGCCGAAGAAACTCGCCGCCACTGGAAACGCCACTAGGGGCCGCCCGCATCGCGTTCGTGCCATCGCCAAACGTGTGTCCTTGGAACTGGTCGTCTTGAACAGTGCCGCTATTGCCCGCTCGCAGGTCCCGACGTTCGGTGTTGATAAGCCGCACTGCCTGCCCATTGATGGGGCTTCCAGAAAGACTGATAAGCGCTGTCGCGTTCACCAGCGGCGCTGTACCGGTCACACTTTCCGAACTCAAAACGCCGGTATTATATGAATCGCTCGCGGTGAGTTTTATGTACCGGTAACTAGAGTTTGTGGGTGGGGGAGACATTCCGTTTATGTGATCAAAAACCGCAATTGGCACACCAATAGGCTGAAGAGCCCAAGGATCACTAAGCGAGTTCGATGGAAGTTGATCTAAAAGAATTTGGTCTACACCGTCAAATAAAACGTCGGACACTTGATCCGCTACGAACACTGCAGGAACTTTAGCCCCGGTGGAATCGTACTGTTTTATCGGCTTGGCGCCCTTAGCCGATACGTTCAGCGTCGGATTCAGTCCAGAATTTACCGGGAACTTCACGGTGAACCGCTGGTTCGCCGCATAGGCAGAGATAGCCGGGGTCGGTGTCAGGGTGAGCGCTGTAGCGCTTCCTCCCGCCGTAAACGCCGTTGCCTTCTGCGACTGAACCAGCTTATAAATGGCCTGAAGCACCTGATCCTGTGTGCCTTTTACTGGCGTTACACCGGCGGCGGCCAAAACGCTGATGAATTCTTCTTGAACGTCGTTCAGAAAATCATCGGTCACAACCGTGGCCTGAATACCGCCTACCGGATCACCTTCAGTGAACTTGTTGTCGACCGTGGCGCCCGGCCCATCAATTCTGTGCATGCGTCAATCTCCGTAGGCGAAGAGCGCGATGGTGTGCGCTGGCTTCAATTGATTTATTTTGCATTCGAGGGTGTCATTGCCCCAGGTACGCAACCGTTCCCCTGCCGCAGACATCCCGGCACGGAAAGAAATGATCGAGGTTTCGGGAGCGCGAATAAGCCAGGTAAATACCCAGTCACCATTGGTGAGCGCGTCACCGGCGCGCGAAAGACCGGCCCGGAAGGGCCGGTACTCCTCAATAGTCACCGTGTAACCGAGCACGCCCGCCAGTTCGATGAAGTAACCCGCCGACTGCCCTCCAGTGCTGGATAGTTTCGCCAGCAGAGCGTTCTTCCGGCCTTGCAGCGTTTCTTCCAAAACACCGGAGCATTTATCGGGGAGGCCCGCGACCCTTTCCCAGTCGCTCAGCATCTCGTTGGTGGTGGAAGGATTGGCCTCCATTGGAAGCGCTTCGCCACGGTCATCTACCCGAGCCAGTTCAATCGACATACCGTCAAGCAGGTTGTGAAGCGTGGTTCCAGATTCTCGCGGTAATGCTTGTCCAGGAGGCAGCAGCGTTTTCAGCTGCTCAAGATAGTCGGCTGCTGTCGGCATTAAGCCTCCTTAAAAGCTGGAGAAGGTTATGGTGCCGGGCACTGCCATGTGTCCGGTGGCGTGGGCAACGGAGGCGGTGGGCGAAGTGATTTCGTTATCTGATTCGCCGGCGGCGACGGAGACCGCTTCGCGAAGCCTGCTTATCGCGATCGGTTCGCCTGGTTTCGAATCGCGGGCGATCAGGTCGGCAACTTCTGCACGCACCGCTGCCTGAACAGCCGCAGTGTTCGGCGAAAGCTTCACTGCCAAATTCAAAGAATCAGGCACAGGTGCCGCGACAAACACCTCGGCGGTTACCGGGCGACGGGCATCAATGTAAGCCTGGACCTCTGCGACCTTCGCCGCATCCGGGATGATGTCGGCCTCACCATCACAGACGAACAAGACCGTTACAGTCCCGGCGCCCATCTGAAGTGGGTAAACCCATACCCTGGTGACGCCTGGCACCTCAAGAGCCCAAAGCTCATAGTCTGAGGCTGCACCGCCGTGTGGCGGCTGCCTGATACGCTTCAGTAGCCGACTGAGCAACTGGGCGTCCTTCTCAACATCAAGACCGCCATCAATGTCAGTGGCCGCAGAGCCGGTCGATTGAACGCCGGCTACCGGAGACAACAGAAACAGCGGCGTTCCGGCCGGCGCATCGCCAGCGGCACCAGCCTCTACGGCGACAACAGTAGGCTGGAGCGTGATATCAGTGAAGACCGCATCAGCCAGGACGCGGTACTGCGCGCCATCTTGCCGCTGAAGGACCGTTCCGGCTGGTAGTGTTGAGCCGATTGCGCCGGCAAGCAGCGCGGCGCCGGTGGAATAATCAGCTGACTTGCGAAAGACTTTCCATATCGCTGCCCAGCGCTCGAGGTATTCCTTCTCGGCAGTGTCGATGATCGCCTGCTTGGCCGCCCACTCAAGGAAGCCGTAGAGCATGTGCACTGCGCCAGCCTCGGATCGGGCTAGGATTCCCAGTAGTGAGCGGCGCAGTACTGCGCTTTGAACGCCAGTCACCCGCCCGCTAATGTCGGTAGTAACTCGGTCAATCAGTTCCGGTAGGGTAGGTCTCGCAAATGGCATCAGGCAGCCCTCTTGCCGGCCTGGGCCGACCATTCATAATTGTATCGGTAGCGAACGACCGGGCCGGTCGGGCGATAGATGTCGATAAGGAGCAGCATCACGCCACGCGAGTGATATGAAGCGGCGACCTCGATCGTCGTGGCCACCACGTCATCAATCATCCAGGCCAAGGCGTCACGGCAATATTGCTCAGCGCGGCTCAGCGTTTGGGGCAGTTCTTTCTCGCGGGCCAGCAGCCAGAGCAGCGAGCCCGTCTGGTCGGTCGCCGAGGCGTTTGTGATATCTCCCCAGTAGCCACGTAAATCGTCCTGCTCATATTCCGGCGGGATCTGCTCAGCACTGGCGCGACGATCGGTGAATAGGCTGATGATCACGGCAGTTTCAAGGCCGTCATCGCGCTCAAGGTCGAAACCAAAGAGCACCAGGTCCCCGCCGAACTCGGTCATTACCATTGCGGCATCGGCCATCAGATAGGCGCTCCGGTATTGGCGGTGCCAACAAGGACGCCGTTGTGTTGGTGAGTGCTTCCTATGTTTTTGCCGTTGTTTGTAACGGTTCCGGTCGAATCAATATTCCCCTGGATTTTTACGTTACCGACCATCTCAATCTCTCCGATCATCTTGATGGTCGGGGCCTCCACCTCTGCATGCTGAACAGCCGTGACTTTGACCATTTCTCGCAACAGTTCGACCTTGTTGCCCAGGTCGTCGTACATCGCGACCTCGCCAGCCTTCAGGGTGATGCGATAGCGGCGGTCATCAACTGCGAGAACAATCCCCTGCTCGCGATTACCTCCAATGAAGGCAACCGCCACGTCACCGCCTTTTGCGTGGCTGGTGAAGCCGTAGTTCTGCATGTGTTCGATATCGTCTCGCAACTCGTCCTTGAATAACTCCACCTGCAACTGCTGCCGGCCGTTGGTATCTGTGACCCTGCGAACAACGCCACGGGAAAACATCATCATCACGCGGTTGCTAAGATCGCGAATTGGGTTACCCATCCTTTTTTTCCTCTTCCCCGATGGCTTCCGCCCAAATGTTCCGTCCGCCCTTCTTGCCCTTCTTGCTTTTTTTGGAGTCAGGAGGCTCAGGCGAAAATGCTTGCGGGCTCACGATGTCCAGCTTTGTGGTGGTGCCGCCCTCACCGCGCTCGTATGTGGCCTGGCGGATGATCATCTGCCCATCCATGCGCAGCCACGGGGATTTAACTTGGACCAGCATGCCGGGCTCCCAGACGGGCCCGCCCGGCGTTTGCCGCCAGCCCTGGACGGTTATGGAGGCAGATGCCGACTTGCCCAGCCGGCTATTGGCCTCCCACGCGGCACGCTCTTGGGCGCTCCCGTTCGATCCGCCAGATTCGGCGATCACCAGCATCGGGCGGTAACGCCTGATCCCGCTATCGCTTGCCCCGCCCTCAACATGTGCCTCCGTGCCTCCATCACTGTTGGGGTTGTACGCGGCCTGGCCTTTAACCAGATAATTGCGGAAGCGCTGGCTGTGGTCGATGCTTCCAGAGGCGCTGAGGATGTTCTCCCCTTGAATCAGGCCGATCGAGGCGCGTTTGTTACCAGCACGCGTGATCAGCAGGCCGCCGGCGCCGTCGGGCGTCAGCAGAAGGCGCCTCTGCCTGGCGTAACGCTCGATTGCCTCGAAGGCCGTTTCGCCCTGCTGCAACTTGCAGATGCTGAATGGATCACCCACCGCGACATCTGCCGAAACGCCAACACCGAATGGCTGGGCCAGAACCTGGGCGAACCGCAATAGATCGATGTTCTTCCATTCGTCCGGCGTGTGAACCGCGCTGCAGTCGATCAAGTCAGAGGTTCGGTCGCGCCCCTGGATATTGATCGTGTGGTCATTCGCGCTGAACGAAGGCTTAAAAATGTCGACATAGCCGACAACCATCGTAATTCCGCCGAGACGAACCTCGCACTTGTCCCCCGGGAGAATGGGCCACGGCTCGACTTGAGCCCCTCTTCCCTCTTGCCCTTCCCAGCGCTCCGTGAGGGTTACGGTGAAAGCGCCGGACGACGCATCAACGGCGCGCGTTACGCCCACCTGGGTCCAGCCTGCGTAGTTCATTCCGTTGACCAGCAGCTCAAGGTCATCCATTTGCTAAAACCTCAAGCTGTTGGCCGCCGATCAGGAAACCTGGGCGGCGAGGGTCATTGCGCAACACAATGTCTTCGGCCCGGCTGGCGTCCCCATAGAGCTGATAAGCGACAAGCAACGACGGCAACGTCTGCCTCGGCGAGAAAGTCGCAAGCCTTGGCAGATCCTGCTCTGGATTTGGAACAGCCTGCACCACTGCCGTCCTGAGATCAGTCACCGCCACATAGACCAGGTCGCTACTGGTCGTTTCGCTTTCTTCGTCTAGCCGGTCGGACAGTTCAGTACGCACCGCTATGGCAGCCTCGTAGCTGTCGTACTTTGTCGGCGCGGATGTGGTTTTCGTGCCACCGTTCGAAACGTCTTCGGTCGTCTGGGTAACAACTGCTGCGATCGCAGCCTCAGAAATCGCCGCTTGTCGAACGAGCGCAGATACAGCGCTGGTGTTCTTTACGACCTGTTGCCTGCCCGGAGTCATCGAAGTAGGCGCGCTGCCTGAACTGTCGAAGTACTGGTTGTAAAGGCTCATCAGCATCCCGAAGGCGCTGCCGCCGAAAGCCGACCTGATGCTACTTATCGCGTCAACGACCTGCCCGGCGAACTCGAAAGGTGTTTGGATCAGGCTGAACGCGTCGGCCCCGATACCCTTAACCTTGTCGTAGTAGTCCGAAACGGCCTGGATGTCGCTCGACACGATGAATTCCGGAGAACTCAGGAAGTCGCTCAAGTCTTTGATTTGAGTCGTAGCGGCCTCGGCAACGAACGATGGATAGCCCTTCGTGAGAAAATCCTCAACGAAGTTTTCTTTGCCTGTCTCGGTAACCTCGCCAGCCTTGGCGCTGATCGCGTTTACGCTGTCGACCTTGGCTGACGGGTACGACGCCTCCCCTGCCTCGAGGAAGGTCATGGTGAGAGTGCACTTTCCGCCCTCGTCCGATGATTCACTGACCGTGAGTCCGCGACATACAACGGTCAGCTCACCACGGTAAGGGTGCACCAACACCCCTGGTCCCGCTTGCTCGCAGACCTTTATCAGCTCTTCCCGGGCTACATCGTATTCTTTGCCCAGCAGGTAGCCGGTGATACCGAACTCCCGCGACTTGCGGCCGAGGTCTTCCGTATAGGGAATATCTCGCTGCGCTGCCTCGTGTACCGCCTGGCGCCGGCCGTGACTGCTGTCTGCCGTAGCCACAAAAAAGCCCACGCCGCGAAAGGTCGCGGCGCGGTAGTTGTCTCGCCAAGCCATAGGGAACTCCGGTTACGGGGCCATCATCGAGTAACCGATGTCGGTATCGAATGTCGCTCCCTGGCTGCCCTCGGTTTTCACCTTGGATCCTGCTGGGACGTTGTTCAGGTCGACCTGCACCCTTACTGCTTGCTCAGGCGGGGCCATTTGCTGAACTGCATCCCTGCCAATTTGCGCGGCGCGGCGGCCCAGGTCTGTGTCGGCGCCGCCGGTGGAAGCCGACGGCGGCCCGCCTTCAGCACCTCCGCTTACCCCGGCCCCATCGATGCCGAGAAGCTTCTTCGCCCAATCGGGCAAGCCGTTCTTGATAGCAGCAATAGCCTCGGAGATCTTGCTGCCGAGGATTGCGCCCAGGTCCCAGCCTGTCAGGTACTTGATCAGGCCGTTGAAGCCTTCCATCATCAACGTGATGGGGTTGTATTCCTTCCACAGCTTCCAGATGCCGTTGATTATTCCGTCACTGAAGGCCGCCTTGACGCCCGCCCATTTGTCCTCGAAGAACCCGACGATGTTGTCCCAGTTCTTGTAGATGACATAGGCCGCCGCGCCGATGGCCACGATGGCCGCCAGGAACCAGCCGACCGGCGTTAGAGTGATAGCCAACCCGAGACCCTTCAGAGCCAGCGCCAGGTTCAGCACCGCCATCAGGAAGCCGCCGCCGATGTACAAGCCCAGCGCCGTAAATATCAGGTTGGCCGTGCCGAAAGTGTCGGAAAGAGAGCCAAATATCTGGATTACTGGCTGCACGCCGTCGTACAGATCGCCCAGGAACCCGGTGACCTTTTCGATATTTCCGGGAAGATTCTTGGCAAACGCGGTGGCAAACGCCTCGATTTGAGGCCGGTATTTTACGATTGTCTCGATCAGCTGCTTGCCAAGCAGGTTCAACTGAGGCACCAGGGAGCTGCCGATAGTGTTGCCAACGCCACTGAGCGCTGCGTGAATCGTGTCGAGCGTGTCGCCGAAGTCTTCTCCCTCACGAACAGCACTATCCGAAATGACAATGCCCAAGCGTTTAGCCTCGGCAGACATTTTACTTAAACCTTCGCCCCCCCCGCGAATCAATGGGAGGAGCTCGGTGGCACTCTTGCCGAATATCTTCACTGCGGCCTGTGCCTGCAGGGCCGGATCTTTGATCTTCGAGATTCGATCTACAAAGGTGTCGAACAGAGCATCGGAGCTTTTCAGCTTGCCGGACGAATCCTTGATGTTGATTCCCAGACCTTTGAACATCTGTGAAAGCTCTTTCGAGCCCGCCGTCGCGGCACCGATGTTGATTTGCATTTTCTGCAAGGCGCCGCCCAGGGTCTCGGCGGACGAGCCTGTGAGCTTCGCTGCAAAGCTGAGCTCCTGGAATCGCTCGCGGCTGATACCGGTACGCTCGGCAGTATCACCAATTGCGCCGGTTGCATCAGCGAAACCCTGGAAAAACATGTTCAACGCAGCGCCTGTGATGCCCAGCGTGGCCCCCAACCCCAGCAGCTTGCGAGTGCTCGAGGCAACCGCGCTACCAACTCCACCAATCGCACCGCCTACGTTCTTCAGGCTGTTCGCAAAAATCGGCAGACCGGTACGATCAAGCGCACCGGCAATTCCAGCGCTCGCCGCTTTGACCTTGCCGAAGATCCCACGCAACGGCGCCGTAATCTTGTCCACGGCCGCGATGATGACGTTTAGGGAGTATCCTTTGTCTGCCATCCAACCCACTCCTCGGTGCGCTCAAGCCACCAGTTCAGCTCGTCGAAATCCATTTCCATGACTTCCGACGGCTGAACGCTCATAACTTTGACGACGACGGTTACGCCTCCTTCCCACCCCCGAGGTGCTTCAGCAAAAAATCCCGGGCCTCGCCGATGACGGCGGCTTGATCGTCCTCGCTCAGCTCGTCGAGCAACGCAGGGGGGTGGCCAACCATCTTGGCCCCGAGGTCAATCAGCGTGGCGAAGTCCATGTCCGCGCCGCCGTTGCCCTTGCCATCCGAAGTGATACGCAACGCATGGCCGCGCAGGTATTTAAGCTTGCGGGTCACGGTCAGCTCAGTGAACGTGTCCTTGCCGAAAGTGATCTGCTCGGCAAGCTGAATCGTTTTTTCCTTGGCCATTACTTAACTTCCTCGCAAGACATGCCTTCGAAACGGCAGGCAATATTGCCTTCCTCAGTGTTGCCAGTACCCTCACCCGCGTACCAAGCCTCACTCAGGGCGATGACCTTGCCGTTGGCGAGCTCGAGCGTGATGGTGGCGTCGTCGAGGGTTACCAGATCTTCGAGGCTGAGCTCATTCCGATCAGTGATCTCACCCTCAACGAAAGGCACCTGCGGGGTTTCTTTATAGCCGTGCACAACGTCGGCACCGACGACGCCTTCGCGTTTCGGTTTGCCGAGGTTGTAAGTGAAATTTCCTTTGGCGAAGTACATGTCGCCGTTGACCTTCAAGGCGATGATTCCGCCGATACGGTTTTTACCTGCCATGTTCTTTCTCCTGGCAATCGCCGTTACAGGCGGAACTGAATTTTGTTCGCGACGATTCGCAGCTGATTGACCAGATCAGGCGGAACCAGCATATCCAGGCGATTTGGATCGCTCTCGTTACGCTCGCCTATCAGGTTGGCCTTGAAGTCGCCCATGTTTTCCACCAGGCCAAGGCGCTCCCACTCACGAAACTTCGAAATCGCCTCGGCCTTCATCACCACCGGTGTTACCACTGGCTGCCCGACGCCGTAACGCGTACCGTCGTTGGCGAGCTTGTGCCGCGGGTACTTGCGCAGGATGTAGTCGCGCCAGTCGTGGCGGATGTACATCAGGGTGAACAGCGTTTCGCTGTCCAGGTAGCTGATGTCAGTGCCGCCGGCAGTGTTGGTTTTGTAGGTGGTGATCAGCCGCTCAACAACCATGGTGCCGTCGTTGTTGACCTTGCTGGTCGCGATACCATCGAACAACAGCAGGTTCCGCTCCTGGTTGGTGAACTTGTCCGCAGTGGCGGGCGCGAGACACCATGCATACTGAAGATTCTGGATTGGCCGGGCCGGGTCGATGGCGGCGTACAGGGCCGCAATGGCCATGGTCTCCGCGGCCTTCTCGTACGTCGGCATCGGCTCGTCGTTGGCCATCATAATGACCAGGTGCTGACTGTTGTGGCTGTCGCCAAGGGTTCCAAGGGAGCCTTGAGTGCCGCGCGCCGCTGTGAAGGCGTGGGCCTCGATTTCACGATCCCAGGCAAAGCGGCTGTTCAGCTCAGTCTTCACCGTCGCCAGGGTGGCTGCGTCGGTATATGCCAGCCCCCATACCTGGAACCACTCATCGCCCAGAGCCGCCAACGCCGAACCCAGGTCGGGGTTTCCAGAACCGCCGGTGAAAGCGCTAATGGTGACCGAGACACCGGAAGGCAGTACCTGGCCGGTGTAGTAGTTCACGCGGGCGTTCAGGCTGTTGCCGACCTCGCCTTTGTGGCGGCTGGTCAGCGTGACGGTGCCCGTAGCCGCCGTGGCCGTTACGGGCATGTCATCCGCGGCGGTGATAGCGGCGACTACAGATGCCGCGATCACAGTGGCGGTGTCGGCGCTGATCACACCTACAGACACGCGGCGGCCAGCAATCATCAACTCAATGGTGCCGGATGCAGTGGCAGGGCCAGTGAACGCCAGCGTGGCGGCTGCTGCTACACCTGCTGGATTATCAACCACCGGCATCACTTGCAGCTCGGTATAGGTATCGATAGCCATCGCCGCGCGAACCATGCCAGCCAGCATCGAGCCCTTCCCGAACTGAACGTCTGCCTGGGCCGGGCTGGTGATGCGGATCAGGGTGTTGGCAGCGGCAGCGCCGGCGGCCAGCTTCTGACCAATCAACAGGCGGCGGTAGCTGACCGGTTGAGGGCCGCGAACCGCCTTGCTGTTGTCGATCTCGCTGTAGACACCAGGCTTGCGAAGCGCGCCGGCACCAGGAATCGTATCCATTCCGATGGTCATTGTTTTTCACCCTTGGTTTCGGCCGGTACTTCAGCCTCTTTGATGACGACGTCACCGGCCTTTTCCTTGCGGATCCAGTAACTGTTGAGTTCAACAGGCAAGCCTTCTGGCTTGATCTGCTCATAGGTGTCGGGGTGACGCACCAGGCGGCCCTCGGCCGGTTTCACGAGCACGCGCGTGGTCATGGATTCAGGTCCTCGATGATGGTTTTTGCGCGATCAGCCGGATTCGGCTGCGCGTTGCCCAGGCTGTATTCGGTCTTAACCGACTTCAGGTCTGGTAGGCTTTGGTTGAACAGGTCGCCAGGGTGACGATCAAAATATTCAGCGTCGAAGATGAGGCGGCACGCGCCCGTCAGGTGCTCCGACTGGTCCAGCAGAACCATGCGCGAGCGCACGTACTGCAGGTCATTCACCGTATCGCCGAGCGTGTCGTCCATAAGCAGGAGGCGCTCTACCTGGCGGGCCAGCGTATCGAGCGCGTCGTCCAGCGCTTCGTTGCCTTCGGCGTGTATTTCCACCACCAGTTCAACGCGGCGCCTGTATTCCCTGGGCGCCTGGTTAAAGATCTCTGCCGATTCGTCCATCGTGTAAACGATGATCGCTGGCAACTCGCTCTGCCAGCCGTTGGAAATGAGCGGCGCCACCCGGCTTGCATAGACGCTGACCCCCGCATTTGTGGCGCCCAACAGCAGCGCAACGGCCTGCTTGCGGATCAGTTCTCGTGGGTGAGCCATATTCAAACCTTGCGAAGGAACAGCATCACGCCCGCCACGCCGTCAGACTGCACGTCATGGATTTTGTACAAAACACCTCGCGCCTGGACGCGATCCCGGTTCGTGGGTTCGTTCGGCAAGTCAATGACCCGAACCCCGAGGACGGGGTTGTTAGAGGACACCGGCGCGCCAGTCTCAGGATCGACGGTAACGTGGGCACTATCGAACACCGCCTGTGCCAGCGGCACACCGGGCGCAACGCCATCTCTCAGCCAGTACACAGCGCCCAATGGATCAAGCGCTGCTGTCGGCTCACTGAAGGCGCGGATCGAAACGCCGAGCATGCGCTGAGCCATTGAGGCCCAACCCATTTACGCCACCGCCGCCGGCGCAGATACGCCGTTCAGGCGGCAGGCGCCGGTGGCGGACGGGTTAGCAGCAACCTCAGTTGCCATACCCACCAACACCAGGCCGGTGGCCGAGACGTTGGTCAGGGCGCGGCTGGTGGTGTTCATGTAGATCGGGTCGCCGATCGCCCAGGCCTGGCCGCTGATTTTGGTCAAGCCGAACACGCCATCTACCTTGAGTACAACGGGCGAACCGGCGCTTTCGGTAGTAGCAGCTACGCCAATGATCGCGCCAACTTTGTACAGTTCGCCGGAAACGGTGCCGCCGGCTGGCGCTGGAACAGTCAGGCAGTCGCCGTGCTGGATGAAAGTCTTCATGCAAGGTCTCCTTTAGAGACAAAAACTGGAAAACGTAAAGGGCGCCACGCGGCGCCCTTTTGGGTTTGAATCGAACGCCGGGGCTTATGCGCCCGGGTTTTTGTATGCGCCGCGGTAGTCGATCCAGCCGGCGCCGAACACCAAGCGGGCTTTGATTTCCATGCCGTCGACTTCGAAGCCCTCGCGGGTTTCGGTGAACACACCCTGCTCGCCTTCCAGGTAGGCGTATTCGAACGTGTCGACGCCACCGGGGGCGGCGAACAAGTACCACTGGTTGCCGGTGATGCGCGCATCGACGATCACGGTCAGCGAAGCGTTGCGCACGTCGTTGATATCCGCGTTCTTAGCCGGGACGTAGAGCGTGCTCGTGAATTGGAAGGCTTCCAGCTCCTTGTCCGGACCTACCACCAGATACTCTGGCGACAGGTTCAGGAATTCACCAGCCTTGCTCTTTTGCTTGCGCATCGATGCGCGAGCGGCTGCCAGCGTGGTGGTGTTGATCGCACCACCGCTAGCCGCCAGGTTGCCGTGACCCGCGTCGTAGAACGGAACACCATCAGCGAAGTTCGGGTTGCCCAGCAGCAAAGCCCAAACCACATTGGACTCGGTCGCGGCGGCGGCATTACCGAGCGCAGCCGGGATGCGAGTCAGCGCGCCCAGGTCATCGTTCACGATGGTTTCCCATGTGATGGCGATGATCTTGCCGAACTTGGCCACTTTGATGGGTGCACCGTCTTCGGACAGCGTGCCGTACTTGTACTCGCCATGTTCCTTGACCTGCTCCAGCGCAGCGATATCACCCAGGGCTGCACGGGTGACTGCTCGGAAGTCCGGGACAGTGGTCTGGCGACCCAGTGGGCGCCAGGTCTGCGGCGCGGTTGCGTAGGCATCGCGGAGCGTACGGTTCACGGTGCTGCCGAGAAGCAGCGGGAAGTCGCTGGTGCTGTGCATGCCGGCGGCGCGCACGGCCTGCCGATCACAGCCCAGAGCGGCGCGCGCCAGCTCCTGCGGGGTCATGCCGCGAGCGGTACCGCCCGCCATCTCGACGAACTCACGGGCCATATCCACCAGGCGCATACCGCGGAACTCGCGGCCCGCCTCTTCCAGCACCACCGAGGCATTGCAGCGGTGAAGCAATGCGTTCTGCATGGCCGAGCGCTTGGCATTCAGGATTGTGACATCCTGCCCGCCGTTAACGACGGTTGGCTGGCTGTTTCGGGTGTTTGGCTGATCCTTGTTCTGGCGCTCGGCCACGGCGTCAATCAGCGCGGCGCTCGCATCGCTCACGGAAACACCGCGCGCAATCAAGTCATCGACCACTGCTTCGTCGTCAATGCCGACTTTGCGGGCCATGGTGCGGATGGTCAGGCTGCGCTTGCGCTCTTCTTCAGCCGACTCACGGCGAAGCTTCTCGTCGGCCGCGCGCTTCTCTTCTTCGGTCATTGCAACTTCCTCTTGGATAATAGGCACGGCGGCCGGTTCTACGATCGGCTCAATCGCCGACCGAACTTCAAAAACTGTGGGGAATCGACGGCCCGTGTATTCGGCCGGGGTAGCGGCACTCCGGATATTGGCGCCGTCGTCGAAGGCAATCGGCACCACCGACAGCTCCAATGGCTCCCAATCCACCGCCCGGTAAGTTGGAAGCTTTTCTTCGATGTCTTCCGTGATCTGGTACCGATGCACGACGTACTTGACGCTGATCTTTCGAAGAATCTTGTCCTGGACATCTTGAAAGATTTTTTCGGCATCATCGCGCTTGCTGAATCGAACCAGCGCATGACCTTGCTCGCCTTCGAGCCATGCGCGCTCAACAACACCAATAACATCGCCCAGGTCATCACACTTGTGGCTATTGAGAAGAGGAGCCCCGTTGTTCAGCCTGTCCATTCGAACAGCTTCCGGACTAACCTCCAGCTCCTCCATGTAGCTACCAACGTCCCAGTTCCATCTGGGCCCCTTGGCCCCAGTAGTCCAAGTCAGCTCGACGGTTCGGGCTTCTACATCAATCGAGCCTTCGCGCACAGCGGCGCGCAGGCTCAGCACCGGCGTTTCATGGGTCTTGTTCGTCGTCGCCTGGTTCGGAGTTGGCATCGTCTGGTTTCTCTTCGTTGGATGGTGGCTGACTTGGCGAACCTGCGGCCGCAACTCGGCGCGGGTCGCAATCCAGCACCAACCCGTACTCGTCGATCATGTCGTTTGCTTTCTTGATTTGTTCGGCGTGCCGCTTGGGGTCAGTGATGCCAAGCTCGCGCAGCGCATCAGGCCAAGTGGTGAGGCCGTTGCGCACGCGGGTGATCACGTTTTCTGTTTCTGATTTTGGATCAACCATGTCTCGGCGAGGTGGAACCCAGTAAGCCTTGACGTCATCCATGACCCCGCCAGGGATCAGGACCTGCGCCTCCATGAACCAGCGCCAAACCTGATCGCACAGCTGCGGTATCAACATCCGCCACTGCCACACATCTACGCGGCGAGCGAAATTGAGCCAGCCCATACGACCACTGGAAAAGTTGACCCCTTTGAGGTCTCCGGTGAGCAGCTCGTAGGGAACGCCAAGACCCACAGCAATTGCGTGAAGCGCCTGCAATGAATACGGCGCGTAGCCGTTGAATGTCGGCGGGGTACCGAAACTCACTTCCTCCCCCATCGAGAGCTCCTGAAGCATCCCGGGCTCCATGCGATCAATCAGTGGCGGGCGTTTCGTGACGCCCTGAGGACTGTTGTCTGGGTCTTTGGTTATGAATCCAGCGAAGCAGGCGGCTATCTTTGCCTGCTCCATCACCGCGTCTTCCATTTCATCGAAGTTGCGCATGCGCTGAATAACCGGAGCAAGCCAGGTGTAGCCCCGCGCCTGCCCCGGCCTTTTCCGAAAGAACACATGAATCACGTCCTCCGCGGGAACGCGGCGAGATTGGAGCGAACCCCACGCAACGTTTGCCCCTGGGTGCTCATCGAACAACCAATAGGCGACCCGCTTGCCAAGGGCGTCGAACTCAATCCCTTGAATAATGCGGTTCAGCCCAACGATGGCGGCCTTCGACTCGTCGAGAAAATCAGCCTCGATTACCTGCAGCTGGACCGGAACCGGCAGGCCATCGGAACTGAACCGGCGCCGGCGGCGAATCAGGCACTCGCCACTTTCAGCGACTGCCTCCATGATCATGTGCTGCAGGCCGTAGAAATCCTCCAAACCATCAGCATCGCAGGCGGTTGTTTCCGCCCAAGCCTGCCAAAGGTCCATCAACTTCACGCCGTCTCGATCGCGTTTAGCCAACGGGAGCGGAACGATACCCGCACCGACCACGTTGTCGGCGATGCCGGTGATGGCTCGTTCGGCAAAAGGATTGTTCCGGCGTTGATCCCGTGCGCGGTTACGAAGCTTCGCCAAGGCCGGCGCATTCTCGGCGTTGGCGTCAGTGCCGCTGGTACGCCATCCGTCGTTCCTCCGACCGCCCGCCGCACCCTCAAAGCGGCGCTTGATCACGTCCATGGTCATTTCAGTGCGGAGCTTTTTAAGGCGCGCATCTGATCGCTTGGCGGCATACCCAGGAAACAGGCTGTCGAGCATGCTCATGGGCAGTATCCTTTCGAAAACGAGGTATAACGGCGACCGCCGTCGTTACATGCATTCAGGCCCAGCTCGGTTGCCATCAGCTTGAGAATCCGGATCATCTCGTCGAGTGACCGGTAGGTAACGCTTTTGTCGGCGTAGCGGACTGACAGCGCGCCTTCGGCGATGGCCGCCTGCAAGGCCTGGTACTGCTCGATTGTGAAAGCCATAAGTCTCGCTACCAGAATGTGGATTTCTTCCGTGGGCGCTCTTCCGTGTCGGGCTCGTTGCCACCAGGCACAGCTGCAACCAACAGATCGAGATCGAGCCCGAACCGCTGCTGGCAGATGCGCAGGGCGGCGAGCGCGTACACGAAGCAGTCGAGGGCTTCGTTTCGGCGGCCACCGCTGTCCCAGCGCATCACACGCTTGCCTTTGGATATGGCTGCTTTTTTCTTTTCAGAGGTGAGCTGCTTGACCTCCGACTCGTCGCAGATCACGTCATTGGCCGGCAGGTGAACCACCCCGGGCTGAGACACGCCAGCCTGAGAGGCAGCCGTATCGACCGGCAAACCCATGCGGCTGTAGAGCAACTCTTTGGCGTTGTCGGTACCAACCTCGGTGAGGAATACCTTGTGCACCTTGTTCTTCGTGCGCGGGAAGTTCGCGATCGGTTTGCCGTAGATGGTCGCGCCATGGATTGGCACTACCCAGTGCACGCCGTGCTTACGGCTTTCGGCGTAGACCTCATCCGCATAGTGACCGCCGGCGTCCCAAGTCCAGCGCTCTACCTTCATGACGGTGCCGTCCACGCGAGTGAACTGCCTGTGCAGCTCAAGCCCCACCTTGCGGCGAAGCTCTTCGCTGGCCGGGTCGCCCATCAGAATGAAACGATGGACCAGCCATGCCTCCTCGCCTGGGCCGAACGACCAGACACGCCCCTCGAAACGGTCGTCCTGGGTATCGATGCCACCAACAAGAACAAGGCCAAGGGCCGGGACCTGCGGATAGACTTCGCGGCGACCGTACAGAACTTCGGAGTCGAGCTTCTCGCCCTGGTCGTCGTCCCACGTTTCGCCGCGCGTGGTGTTCATGAAGGTGATCAGCTTTGAGACATCGCCTTTCACCTTCAGCCATTCTTCCGCAAGGCTGAGCCAGGTACTCCAGGTGCTGTAAATCGCCCAGATGCTGAAGCTGACGGAGCGCGGGGTGCGCATAATTTCGCCATCAACGCCAAACCAGTCCATACCGTCGCGAGTCCAAATGCCGGTGTTTTCGCAGATCCAGCGACCAGCCTTCGAGGCCTCGACCATCTCGTTGTGCCAGATCACGCAGGCAGCGTGCTCGCACAAATACCAGGCCTTTTCCGCTTCGCCGAGCGCGTTCTTTTCCCACTTCAGGCCGAATTCGCAATCCTTGCCGCCCCACTTGAGCGTCTGCTCCTGGTGGCAGTGGGGGCAATCGATGTGAAACTTGAGCAGGTACGGCGACTCCTCGACCGCCTTGGTGATCTGGCAGGAGCCGACACGCTTTGGCGTTGAGCCACGAATCGACTTAGGGTAGATCGCACCATTGAGGCGCTTGTCACCCAGGGTGATCGGCGAGCCCTCACCTTCGACGCTCTCGTCGAAGTTGGACAACTCGTCGTAGATCACCTCGTCGGCTGACTTCTCGCGGTAGTTGCGCGAAGCCTTGCCGCCCCGGATCCAGAGTGTCCGGCGGTTGGCGAATATCTTCTGGTCGAGCGTGTTGTCGCTGTGCTTGCGGCCGAACCACGGCGCCAGGTCACCCACCGCAGGTACGTCTCGGATCATGCCGTTGACGTGGCTCTTGCTGATGTCCTCGGCGTCTGGGTCCGTCGGACTCCACATCATCACGTTGCGGCGCTTGTGCTGAATCTTGTAACCGATGTTCGCCATCAACAGCTTGGTGTAGCCGATCCGCGCCGACTTGATGAAGTTGACGACATTGATCAGGTCGTTGCCCATGCTGTTCAGGATTGCGACCTGGAACGGCTCGGTCGTCCACTTGCCCTCGTTGTAGGAGGACTCAGCCGACATGTAGAAATTCTTGTCCGCCCACTCGACGGCGGTTTGCGGTGGTTCTTTATAGAGCGCCTGGAGTCCTAGCTTGATCGACTTGCGCAGATCATTCAGCCACGGACTCAGCGTACTCATCTAATAATTCCGGAAGTTGCTCGCCAAAGCTGGCGGCAATATTTCGAGCAAGCGCAATCTCCCGCTCGACCGACTCGATGATGCGAGGGTCAACCTCCGGGTGGCGTCGAGTGACGGTCTTGCCGACGGTGTCCAGTTTCGAGCCGATCTGAGCGGCGATTTTTGCCAGGGCAAATGTGGCGAATGGAACGGGCACGAGCTGCTTGTCCAGCACCAGGTTCTTCTTCTCCTGGGCAATGCGCTGAGCGGCAGTGAGGCCGCGGCGCTCTTCGAGCAGCTTGTACTCGATCAGCGGATCGAGACCTTCGGTTCCATCCCCCGTCGGTTGTTGTTTCCGTTGCGCATGTTCAACGCGGTTTTCCACCACATTCTGCACGGTATAAAACGCCTCTCGACCGATGCGGGCGACAGGCGCAACTCCCCATTTGTCAAAGGCTTGCGGGGAAATCCCGAGGCTCGAAGCCATCTCGGATTTGTTCAACCACCCGCGCTGTTTGGTTGTTTCGTTTTTGGCCATGATTAAACAACAACCAACCGTGGGAAAAAGGTCATACATATTTGGCGCGCGGGGCCCGAATTACCCGCATGGGGCTGGGGGCCGGGGAAGGACCCAAAGGGGGGGGGTGGGTGCACCATCCAGGGGCGCCCACCGCCCGCCATTCGAGAACCCCTATCGTTTCGTCGCCAGGGCTGTATCCATCGCGCTTTGGAACTCACGAATCCTGTTCGCCTTCACGATGTTGTCGGCGATCTTGTAGAAAGGGAGGATAACTCGGTAGCCAGGCTCCCCATCACTAAAGATGAAAACCGGCCGAACTGCATCACCCCATGCCGTCTTCTTCCGCTCCCAAACACCCTGGGTGCCGCCGACTTCGCCGGCGAAATACTTCTGGGCATTGCCCTTTCGCTTACTGCGCTTACTTCCCGTGGCGTTGGCCTGCACACCACTAACAGTCTCGGCCGCACCAAGGCCAGAGAGGATCTTCATGATCGTGCCGCGGGGAACGTTGCCGAACTGATTGAGTGCTGATGCTGCGGGAAGTGCGTACTGCCCAGACTTCATGATCCCTTTTGCGATCAGTGCTTTCTCGAACCGCTTATGAGGTCGGCGACCACCCTTCACTGCCTGCTGCAGGTAGGTGTCAGCCGGAACGCCTGATGTCCACGCATCCTTGAAGAACGTGCGGGCTTCTGGATTACCCGGCTTGGCGGGCTTCACGTAAAGACTATTCAGGGTCGTTGTCGTAGGCCTATCAATGCGGGCCTTCAATACCGATAACTCACCCTTCTTTACCAGCACAGCCAGGCGCGTAGCCATCAATGCGAAGGCGAAGGGCAGCTGCTTTTCACCAACAGTGCGCAATGCCTTCGAAAGCTCTTCGATGTTAGTTCGAGCGTCGATCTGAAGCATCTGATATCACCGTGGCTGACTACTTGCTCTGGCTGCGCTTGATCTGGGCGTCTACCTGGTCGGCGCAAGTGTCGAGCAGGTTGATTGCCCTGTCCTTGAGCTCCCACACATCGCCATTCAGGCGAAGGTCGGCGGCATCCTCATCAACCCGTTCGCACGGGATCAGTTCAGGGGCTTCCAGCCTTACGGCCTGGGTCTTTGTTACTACCACCGGCTTTGCCGCGCAGGCCGTCAGGCAGAGGCTGAGCAGCCCAATCACGAACAGGCTTGCTGTTGCGCTTGAGGTCTTCAAAGTTCTTCTCCGCCTTTTTCGCCTTGTCCTGGCTGGCCTTGAGGCGCTTTGCCAGATCGGCCTGGTATTCGGCATTGCGCTTTGCTTCAGCGCGCAGCGTGGTGATGGTGGCCTGGCTCTCGGTATTGGCCTTGATGGCGTCATCCTTGGCCTGGGTCTCGACGCGCTTCTCTTCGCGAAGGTCTTCAACCCGCAGCTGTTGAATGCCGACCAGCAGAAGACCCACCAGGGCGATGATGATTGCTGCCGCGATCGCCTTCATGCCGAATCAACCTTTTTGCCCAGGAAGCGGATGATCATGTCCCTGATCGCAGTCACACCGATGAAGCCAATTGCCCCACCGGCCGCTACTGAAAGGCTCGGCGGCCAGGTCATCCACTCAATAATGCTGCTCGCCGACAGGCTGAGAGCACCACAAATCAGCGCCTCCAAGATGATCCGCCACTTGTTTGGCTCTTTCGCTTCGTACAACACCCGAAGAAGAGTAATCGTGACGGCCATGATTGCGCCCTGCCATAGCGGGTTCGAGAGGGCCAGCCAGATCTGGGCCCACGTGTCTGGCTTGTCTGGCATGGGTGGCATCCGGATTTCCTCCCTCTCGGGGAGATTGATAAATCCGGCCCCATCAGCACTCCCGGCCATAGCAACGGGTGTGGTGGAGCCGAAAACGAAAAAGGCCCGCCAATACGGCGAGCCTCGAAATGTGTAAATAACCCAACGGCTCCATCGGTCTAGACGACCTTCGGCAAGTGGATCCAATCCAAAATTGGTGCTATCAGAAAGCGTGGCAATACGCCACTTACTGAAATGGTGTCTGTTATGGTTTGGAAAAGCGACGACAACAAGAAATATCGCGGCAAGTTAGACCGGATTTACGTGTCAGAAACTGAAAAATGGGAAGTTGAATACTTCATCGACCATTACTTGAAGACGCGAAACTATAAACAAAACGAAGAGAATCGGAGCCTTGTGGCACACAAGCTAGAGGATGCTCCTGGCAAAGCGCCGCATAAGCGCGATGACTTGAATGCGTGGTTAGACAAGCAATACGGCAAAGCATAAGTAAAAGCCCGGCTCAATGGCCGGGCTTTCTATGTGGTGTCGCGCTTGAAAAGCTGAACACGGTGTCATGAAAACAGGTGTTTATCCGCGTGGAAAGTGATTTCTACGCGACCTCACGAAACACCTCGATAGCGCAGTCGACCCAAGCCACGCCGGCCTTGATCAATTCGCGCGCCTTGGCTTCCCCCATCTCGTTTTCTCGCGCAATCCGAAGTGCAGGCCACTTCGCGCCGAAGTACAGCCAGATGAAGTTGCCCATCTGCGCGTCACGCGTGGCGAGCTTGGCCACCGCCCGATCCACCACCAAGGCGACGTCATCCGTGACGCAATAATTCTTGATGCCGCCCTCCGTGACGTTGTTGTCGCGGATCAACGCATAGAGAGGAGATACGTACCGAGGCACGCCCATCCCATCCATCCGCCACCAGCCCCACTGCTCGAGCAGGTATTCAGTATCGCCCAAGGGTTTGTCGACATACGTGCGCTTCTTCATGCGGCTTTCCTCGGGTCTGGATCACTCAGGCCAAACAGGTCACGCAGCAACCGGTCAGCGGATTTGTTTTTGGCGTTCCCCTCGATCAGCCAGCGTTGGCCGAAATCATGGAAGCCGATCTGCACACGACTACCGTGCCAACTAGCGACCATATCCAGCAGGTAAGCCAGCGCATTCGGGCCGCCGACTTTGACCTTGGCCAATTCCTCGCCGGCGATCTTTAGAAAGCGCCGCTCCAGGTCGCTCATGCTTTTGCGCGGCAATGCCGCTGTGACGTTACTCATTGCCGTCTCCTGGCTGTTGGTTTGGTGTGGGCTGGGTGCCGCCTTGACCTAAAAACCTCCTCCTCGGAAGTGGATACTGATTCACGCTGGAAGCCTCGTTATTCATGGTCTCGCCGGGTAATGCCTCGCCTTCCTGTCTCGCGAATGTCCCACCATGCAACGCCTTGAAACCTCGTTGATCGAGGTAGGCGTGCCAGGCCTCTAAGGCCTGCCGCTTAAGCTGCTCGGCGGACGTGTGGATATAGGCCTGGTCGAGATCCTTCATGGCGTGATTCAGCAGCAACTCCCCGACCATGTAGTCGACGCCCAGGTCAGTCCAGGCCGTACGCGCCACCTTGCGCAGGTCGTGGCTCGACCATTCGCCGTGGGATAGGTGTGTGAACATCGTGCTGGCCTTCGTCGCGCTGAGTGCTTGGCTGGAGCTTCCCGGGAACAGGAACTGGCCGGTGTAGCCCCTGCCCTGCTGCACAAGCCGGTACCGCTCGAGCAGCGCCTTGGCCTGGACGGTCAGTGGCAGGGTGTGCGCCGCTTTGGTTTTGGTGTCCGCTGCCGGGATGAACCACTTGCCGGTGTCGGTGTTGACGTTCTTCCAGCGGGCCAGTCGGGTTTCGCCCAGACGCGTGCCGTGGCAGAGCATCAGCCCCGCCAACACACATGCCGCCGGCGAATCGTCGAACTGCTCGACCAGCAGGTCCAGCAGGCCAGGCACGTCATCGGAGTGAAGCCGCGCCGCCTTGGCCTTGATCTTGGTGCGCACGAAGTCGGTGAACTCCAGTCCTGCCAGCGGGTTAACTGCCAGCAGGTCCAGGCGATAGGCCTGCCGCACAGCCACCCCCAGGACGCCCCAGACCGAGCGCACGAACGACAGCGCGTAACGCTGCTGCATCGGCATCAGCAGCAGTCGGTCAATGGCCGGCCTGTTCAGCCCAGCCAGCGGCAGTTGACCGAGACGTGGCTGCAGGTGCCGCTTCAAAGCCGACTTGGCACTGGCCTTGCGTTTCTCGGACAGCGCCCGGTCGCGCGTCATGCGCTCCAGGTACCAGGACAGCAGTTCGCCCACCGTGGACCAGTTGGTGGCCGTGGACTTAGCAGCAGGATCAGCAGACCGGCGGGCCAGGATGGTCGGCAACGTTGCCAGCATCGCCTTGGCGTTGATGTCGGGATAGTTGCCAGCCTTGCCCCAGTCCTTGCCCACCACTACGTGCCATGAGCCTTTGGCGCGATCCACGGTGGAATAACGGAACCTGAGCGCCGGGTGCCGAGGATCGCGCAATTGGCGAACGTCACCAGCCTGATTACGACGGATCTCGGCGTCGGTCAGTTGAACGTGCAGGGTTTTCGAAGCGCTCATAGGCTGACGCTCCTGACTTCCAGATATTCCTGCTGGCTCATACGGTTGCGCGCTTGGGCCGAGATGGCATAGCACCAAACCTCATAGGCCTCGGCAGGAGTACTCCCGGCACCAGCCCATGGATGCTCCTTGGAGTAACACCAGAAGGTCCCGCTGCGCCCGGTGATAGTCGCTTTCGGTAGCTTCCCGGTAAAACCGGACTTTCGGTGCCCAAGCCATTCGGCCACGGCCGGCCAGATGATTGCCTGCTCGGGTTTCGTGAAGTCTGTTTTCCCGTTATTTGGATGAACCTCGGCTAAGCCATAGTCATCGTTGGCGACCCAGAGCCTAAAGCCACTGGGTATATGCAAAAGGTCGAAACCCTTGCGCGCCCAGGCCCAGTCTTCAGGAAAATCCCGGATCGACGCCGCGATGCGGTTGGCTTCTGGATGCTCGGGCGCTTTGGCGACTACAGCCCCTACCGGAAGAACGGAGGGCTTGCAGTCCTCCAAAGCGGATTGCAATGCGCCTATGGCTTCACCTGCAACTAATGGATCTGATTCGGTGCTACGCCCCAGCACAAAGTCCATCAAATTAAATTGCTTCACGCTTTCTTCCTCCCCTTGTACTGGTCAGCGAAGGGTCGACCGATCTCCACCTCTTCCTGGGTGGGCTCACGGCCCGCGAAATTGACGAAGCGCGCGAACTTGCCCTGCTGCTGCACAACGCACGAACCGACCGGCGCGTGCCTGCACTTGGGCATGATCAGCTCGGTCACGCCGTTCTGGCCCTGCTCGTCGTCCATGTCGCGGTGAACCAGGATGATGCAGTGGGCGTCAGCCTCGATCTGTCCAGAGTCGCGCAAGTCGGAGGCGATCGGCTTCTTGCCGGGGCGCTTGGTCGAATCGCGGTTGAGCTGGGCCAGCAGAATCACCGGCACTTCAAGTTCCTTTGCAATGTTGACGATGCCGGTCGATATCTTGCCGAGCTCAGCGGTACGGTTGAATGCCTTGCCGTCGGAGCCGATCAGGCCGATGTAGTCGATCACCACCACATCGAGACCGTGCTTGCGCTTGACCTGGCGACAGATACTTCGGATGCGCGCGACGGTGAGACCCGACTTGTCGCTGACGTAAAGGGGCTTGCCCATGATCTTGTTGACTGCAGATGTGAGCCGCGGCCAGTCGTCGTCTTGCAGTTGGCCATTATCCAGCACTTGCAGATCGACGCTACCCAGCGACGCCAGGGCGCGGTTGGCGAGCTCCTCCTCGGGCATCTCCAACGAGAAGACCATGCCAACGCCCAGACCGGAGCAGGAAATGTGCTGGGCGATCTGCAGGCCGAGCGTGGTCTTACCGCTGCCTGGAAGTCCGGCGACGATGGTCACGGTCTTTTTACGCAGCCCGCGGATCAGCTTGTCGAGATCGACCAGTCCGGTAGAGAGCCCAGACTGCACTGAGCCGTTGAACTTGGCGTCGATGATGTCGATATTTCGAGTCACCACTTCGTCCATGCGCTTGTAATCGGGCTCCCCAATGTCTAGGTCGCGTAGATCAGCCATAGCCTGCTGCGCGCTGGCGATGATTTCAGCCACCGGCCTGTTCTCGCGGGCCGAATCACGCACTGCGTCGGCAGCTTCGACCAGGCGCCGGAGCACTGCCCTCTCGGCCACCGTTCGGGCGTATGCCTTCCAGTTGGCGGTGCTGGGCGTGTTTCTCGCCAGCTCACCAGCGTAGGCAATGGTGGTACCGCCACTTGGAAGGAAAGGTTTGAAGTCGTGAAGCGTGACGGGATCAACGGGGGCCCCGGTAGCGTGCAGGTCAATCATCACCTGATACAGCGCTGCGTTTTCCGGATCGTGGAAGTCGGCGGTTGTCACGCTAGCGGTGATGGAGTCGAACAACTCACCGTCCAGCATCAGGGCGCCAAGCAGCGCGTGCTCGGCCTCGTCGCTGTAAAGCTCGCGGTATTCGTTCATGCGCGCCCCCGTGCCGAGGCCCAGGTGAAGCCGGCCAGCAACGCACCGTTCTCCCGCAGGCGATCAAGCGCCCGGGCGCCGATGTACTGCTCAAGGCTTGGCGTGGACTTCCCTTCAACGTCCTGCTTCGATGTGGCGGGCAGGTTGGAGATCAGCACCGAAGGCCGGACCAGTTGATAACGCCGGTCGATGACCTCATGCAAGACTGCCAGCTCGTACGCGGTGCCCGCCTGGGCGCCCACCTCATCGATCACCAGCAGATCAAAGCTTGCCAGCTCATCGATCACGTCGCCCTCGGTGTATCCGGAGTCCCGCGCCATCGAGCGCTTGAAAACCCGGATGATCTCGGCGGCTGTGGTGATCACTGCGATCGCATTCAGACCGATAACCTGGCGCACGATACTGCAGGCCAAGTGGGTCTTGCCGGTACCGACATTCCCGGTCAGCAGCAGGTTGCGGCCGGCCAGGTAGTGCAGGCCGAAGTCGTTGGCGTAGCCCTGGCACCTTTCGAGCGCCTCAGACATGGACGGAGTAGTGGCTCGGTAGTTACCGAATGTGCACTCGGCAAACCGTGGCGTGATACCAGAGCCTACCAACGCGCTGTTGAGGCGCTCGGCGGCAACATGAGCAAGCGCCTGGCTATGCTCGGGACTACCGGTAGGTGCTACGCGCAGGCCGTGGAACTGGCACTGCTTGCAGGGACGGACAAGCATCGAGCCGTCGAATTGCTCAACCTCTGAACGATCCACCACACCGTGGATGGGGCATTCGCCGGCAAACGAGCGCATTTCAGGTTGGCGACGGAAGTTAGAACGCTGGCTCATCGTCGCCTCCTTGGTACATGTCAGGTGTGTGGTCTGGCAGGTTGTTGAACGCCTGGCCGGCGGCCGTGCCGGGCTTGAGCACATCAGTCCAGCGCTCACCGTTAAGCCAGGTCGACGCCATCGGCACGAACTGCCCGTCATCTTTGGTCCAGTCGCGGGAAACGCGGTGGCTGCCCAAGGAGGTCATCAGGGTTTGGCGAAGTTCAGCGCTTGGCCTCAGCTTCTCCCATGCCTTGCGAGCGTCCTTCTTCGACTTCTTGTTGGGGTACAGCTTCCAGAACACCTCGAAGGCTTCGGCCAGGCCCTTTTCGACCATAGGTCTTTCAGTACTTGCTGCTTTATTCAGTCCTTGCTTACCTTCAATACTTACTAGGGGGGGATTTACCGGCGACGGTTCAACCGGGCCCGGATAATCCGTCGCCGGTGATTCCGACACGGTGTAGGACCGTCCGCCGAACTCGCCACCTTCGGCGCGCTCAAGGAAGATTTGCAGATAGCCTGCCTGCTCCAGTTCGCGGATCAGACCCCTGACAGCATCACGGCCGGATGCCTTGCCCAGGCAGTCCTTGGTCTGGCCGATCAAATGGTGAGTGGACACTTCCCAGTGGTCAGGCTTGCCCAAGAGAAACACCAGCATCCCGCGGGCGCCCCAGCTGAGGCGCTGGTCTTCGCTGATCGCCTTGTTGAGCAGGTAGAAATTTCCCTCGGGCCGTGGGGCGCGAATAATGCTCATAGGCCCATCTCCCGCGTAATACGGGCAATGAACGCGTCGTAGGTCTCGGTCATAGCTACGCCGCGATCCTCCAGAGCGCCACGGCCAGCCTTGGCCAAGCCGTAGATCTCCCAGCGCTCGCGCTCAGGCAGATGGCGGCAATTGGAATAGCAGGGCCAGGGCCCGGCGACTACTTCAGCGGTGGTGGGAGCTTGGGGAAGATTGCCGGAGGCAATATCGTAGGTGGTCATTGAAGAGTCTCCACGGCAGGCAACTGATCCTTTCCCGGGCACAGCACGATCCCTTCCAGTTGCCGTTGCAGTACGGCCTGTCTGAGCAGGTCTGCATTCATCCCTGTAAGACGGCGCACGAGGACGCGCAGCGCCATGCAGGATTGAGCAACTTCGAACTTTGCGTCATGCAGACTTCCTTCACATGCGTCATCGTCAAATAGGATTTCTTGCGCCATGTCCACACCGGTCCAGGCCTTGTAGGCCAATTGATCGTTGGTGAACTGATCCATGTGAGCCTCATCAATCACCGTCGGCTCCGTGGAAGGTTTCGGGTCTTTTTTGCTCATGCGGAATTCCTCTGGCGCAGCTTGAAGCGGCCTTGCTGAATATCAGGGTGGGTGGCGCGTTCGGCGGTTTCGAAGGTGCACTCGGCGGCGAATCGGTCGAAGCGGCGGGTTATGTCGGCTTTGGGCCAGATGGCGTAGGGCTGACCGCCATCTTCGGCGTGCTTGCTGCGCACCATGGCGAACGGCAGCAGAGCGCCAGGGATGTCGCGCATCACAGCGTTAATCACCCATTGTGGAATGCCGTGACGCAGGTTGATGCGGGCGCGGATTGAGGTCATCGACTCGAAACCGGCCGGCATCGAGTCCAGGTATCGGACCTGCTCAACGTTGGCCACCCGAGTTTCGATCCGCTCCAGTGCCACCTGCTGTTCCCGCTGCTGCCGCTCGACCGCCACCAAGTGGTTCGCGTTGGCGGCAGTGATCTCGGCCTGGGTCATTGGGCGCGCGGCCTGCTCTTCTAGCGCCTGCCAGCGGTCTACCAGCGCAGCGGTAAACTCAGGACTGAGTTGAGCGACCAATACGAAGCTGTCGCGCTTGCACACTTGGTACTGCTCGACCGTTTGGCCGAGGTGGTTTTTAACTTCCTCAATTTGAGGGAGTTGAATGGTTTTGCGCTCAACCAGCGTTTCGATAGTCCGCTTTACATTGTCGTGACGCTTACCCACCAACTCGGCGATCTCTTGCGAGGACATGGTGACGGCATCGCCGCCTTGAAATTTGGCGATGGTCATGGGCAACTCCTTGGATCTGGGCCGGCCAACTGATCCGCCAGGTCTCCGCGAGCAACACGGAAGGCTTGCTCCATATCTTCCGCAGAGCGCTCGCCCTGATAGGTGAGCTGACCTACGTACGCTTTTTTCGAGTCAGGGAACCGAGCGTTAAGGAGCTCTGCACCGTTCTCAGCCTCTTCCGCTGTTGCAAACGGATGGATCATGCGGGAGCAAGGCAAGCCGTTCTTGATAACTGCGGGCGTAGTAATGAACCAGTACGTCACACCCGCTTCGGAGACGCTTTTATCGGTCGACATTGAAGATCTCCCGATGATTGATCGGCTTGGCGTCTTCGATCTCTTGATCCGTTTTCCAGTGGTTCGCCAGAAACCCGTGGGAGTGCAGATGGATCTCATCCATCAGATCGCGCATCCGGATATTGATCGGGCGGCTGCTACCGCCAAGGGAGGGCGAGATCGCCTGGATGTAGACTGTCCGGAGCTCGTCGAACAGTTCGCGGGCGTGGCGTAAACCGCGCTGCTCATTCGCGGTGAGTGTAGAGTTGCTGACCATTACGCCAGTGCGATGCGAATCGCCGTTGGTGAGGATGTTCATTGCCCACCCCCTTGGATTTTGGCTCTCATCACGGCGCCCGTTGTCGAGTCCATCAACGCCTTTGAGCTCTCAATCAAAAAGCGAAGGCCATAAATGGTGTTGGTCTCAATCCCGTCATCAGTGAGGGAGGTCATGATCTCGTCGACCGCACCGAGCAACATTGAGGCCGAGTTCAAAGCGGTCTCAATGTCCTCACCGCCCCGAACAGCGAGAAGAGGATGCGAGCGAACTCCGTCAGCGCTCACGTTTTGATAGTAGAAATCCGAATGCCCGGTGAGCAGCGACTCTTGCGCTAATGTTGGTTTGTTGCTATTTTTTGGGCGTGACATATCGTTCTCCAGAACGAAGAAGTACATAGAGCCCACGCCAATGGGCTGTTTGAGAACCCGGCCGCCAAGCCGGGTTTTTTGTTGCCTGCGATTTACCCAGGCCGCAAATTGGTACCGGGCCAAGCCGTGATACTGTTTTGATCCCACTCGAAACGACGGTCACGGAGACCTGGCTTATGAAGCTTGATCGAAGCCTGCAACGTAAGATTCTCACCGGCCTTGCGGCCGTGTATCCCCGAAGCCCCTCTTACGCCGAGTACGACGAGATTGCTGAGGGTGTCGACGAAGACGTCTTTGATGCGAACCTGTACTACCTTGCGCAGCACGGTCTGGTGGCGGAATGCATGAGCTTCGCCATGAGCGGCGAGATTTTGATAAACATGGGGAAACTTGCATGCACTGCGCAGGGCATGGATTTCCTCGCCGGGGATGGCGGACTGAGCGCAATACTGGGAACAGTGACGGTCAAGCTTCATGAGGACACTCTCCGTCAGTTGATTGAAGCCAAGGTGAAGGCGTCGGATGCTCCGGAAGATCAAAAGACTGGGATACTGAAAGCACTCCGAGAAGCTCCTGGCGACGCCATAAAACACCTGACAGAGAAACTACTGGACTTGGGGCTGGAGAACGCGCCGAAAGCATTCCCGATAATTCAAACGTTGCTACAGTCCGGCCATTCCTGAATTCGTCTGCATTGTTGGCGCGGGCAAGACAAAGGTAGCCAATCAGAGCGCCTGCCCCCCACAGCTCCACAAACGCCTTCTCAGCATCCAAATCAAGCTGTAGGAATAGCTCCGTGCTGGATGTGGATTTGCGCGCGGCTAAGGCGATCAAGCAGGCAGGAATCACGGAGCCACCTCAATACTGGATGCGCATACAGAGCCATGAGGCCCAGATGCGGAGATAGGAAATTCAGAGGAATATTCACCTACCTTGTGGCGAGCTTCGACTTGAGCAATCAAGTCGCACAGCGCGGACGCTTTGATGGCGCCATGGGTGACGATCTCAGCAAGAAGCGCCTTCTCGGGGCTTACCTTTTGCAATCCGGAGAGCCAGTAAGAGACCGTCGCCTGAGAAACACCCAAGGCTTCGCCGGTCTTCGATTGGCTTCCGAAGTGATTTATTAGCGCGCTGATATTTACAGCCATGAGCAAGGCCTCTGATAAGTCTCTTTATAGACTGCACAGAAGAAAACTTATTTGCAACACCATAAGTTCATTTATAGGATGAGCGGATGAACCTATCCGAAAGAATCAAAGCAGCCAGAAAGCACGCCGGCCTTACCCAGCAACAGCTGGCACAGCTGGTTGGGGTCGCCCAAACCGCCATCAGCCAGCTTGAAAGCGGGAAGGCACAGCGAACCACGTACATTGCTGAAATCGCCTATGCGTGCGCGGTGAGCAGCAAATGGCTGGCGCTGGGTGAAGGGGAGATGCGGCCCTCGGAAGGATCGCCGGAAATTGATCTGCAAGAGACGCCGCCCACAACGCCAAACTCGGCTCTCTTGGGCTTCTTGAGCAGCTCAATGTCACCAATCGCAGTGGTAAACGACGGCAATGATAACGAAGTGGTATTAGTACCCATTATTCGGGATTATTACCCTGGATCAGGCCCTGCCCAGATAGCTCTTTCGCAAAAATCCAACATCACTTACCGCTTCAGCAAGCGAATGATCGAACAGCTCGCCACTGGCGAAGTGGTGTGCGTTTCAGTATCTGGGAGCGCCATGACTCCGGTCTTGGGTAACGGAAGCGTCGTTGCGGTCGACACGGGTAGAACAGATATTGAAGATGGCAAAATATATGTAATCAGACACAGCGGGCAGCTGCGCACGCTATTTGTGTATCGGATTCCTGGAGGGGGCATCAGGCTGCGCAGCATGAAACCCACGGAATACCCTGAAGAGTCATACACCCCACAGGAAATGGAAGAAAAATCAATCAGCATCGTAGGTAGAGTCTTTTGGGGCGCTTCATTTCTGTAAATACCCCGCCCGCCAAAGCCCGCTAAACGGGCTTTTTTTGCGCCTAAAACCCCTCGCGACCGTCTTCAGGAAAAATATAAAAAGACTTCTTGCGTAGAAATATAATTATATTTATATTTGATCCATCAGAACATTGATGGAGTGCCAAGATGAGTGCCGTGATCCGTCTGGGAAAGATTGAAGGGACTACAGGGATTCTTGCTGAGCAAGAGCTTCGCGCCGCCCTCGCCATTTGCGCAGGTATGGCGAATAAGGAAATAGCCCGTGTCGTCGGCTGCGCCCCAAGCACCGTCAAAAAATCCATTGAGCGTGTTTTCTATAAGCTTGGGGTAAGCAGCCGCTCAGCGATCCCAGCAGAGCTGTTCTGCCGAGGTATCGCGCGCCATTTCATAGTGCTCATCTGCACAATCCTGACCGGCCACGCAGCTATTACTGATGATCACATGAGCCGCATTCGCCGCCCAGGCGAGCGCCGTACCGAAACACGTGTGGCCGTCCGCCGCATTGAGGCCGCTCAAACCGTCTAATCAACCCTGATTTTTGCGAAAGCCAACAACGCGGCCGGGATTCGTTCGGCCTGGAGAAAGTGAAATGAGCTCAACACAATACGATTCCCGCACCGCCGACAAGTTTGTGGTCCGCCTGCCGGACGGCCTTCGATCTGCAATTGAAGCCGCAGCCCTGGCCGACGATCGCAGCATGAACAGCGTCTTCGTGAAGGCCACCCGTCAGTATTTGGATGGCCAGAACCGTCAGCAGATCCTGCTGGATACGCTGGCCAATACTGTTACTACGCCGATCCGTGCTGATTCAAATCCCCGTACGAGCGGTCTTGTGCCGCCAGCGATCGGCGACTACTGGGTTGGACAGGGCGGGCTCTACGGTGGCCGCCGCGAGTACCCGGAAGGCCTGTGCTACGTCATATTCGCAGTCACGGACGTGGGCCGGCACAGCTATGGCGAGCACGGCACCAACGTCGAGGCTACCAGTGGCATCGACGGGCGCGAGAACACCACAATACTCGTCAATCGCGACGGTTCTCACCCAGCCGCTGACGCGGCATCTGCCTACACCCGCGACGGGCACAACGACTTCTATCTGCCCTCCTCTGGCGAGCTGCATCACGGCTACCTGTACCTGCCTGAGGCGTTCGAGAAGGAGTGGTACATCAGCAGCACGCAGCGCTCCGCCTACTACGCCTACGGCATGTTCTTTGTAGATGGCTGGATCTACGGCAACGGCAAGGACTACGTACGGCTCGCGCGCCCTGTCCGCAGAATCCTTCAGTAATTCAATCCTTCAATTGCTTCTGCGGCTTCGGCCGCACTGGAGATCCGCATGAGCGCCACAGATTACAACTCCCGCACCGCCGACAAGTTTGTGGTGCGTCTGCCCGATGGCCTGCGCGCAGACATTGAAGCCGCAGCGAACGCCGGGGACCGCAGTATGAACAGCGTTTTCATCCAGGCCGTACGCCAGTACCTGGATGGGCAGAATCGTCAGCAGATCCTGCTCGACGCGCTGGCCAACACCGTCACTACCCCCATATCGACAGAGATCATGCATATCGACGCTCGCGTTCAGATGGTTATGAACTCTGCCCGCTATGAGTGGCTGCGCGACCGTGGGCGCGTCAGCAATATTAATTCCGACCTATGCGCAGTTAGCGACGGCACTGTCTACTTCGGGCAGGACCTTGACCAGAACGTCGACGACGCAATACGCCTGGCCCGGCTTGAGGAGTTGCACCCATGCGCCGACTGATCGCTATCGCACTCCTGATGATCGCTGTCCAGGCCTCCGCCGGCGAGCAACTAATCGACGTCCAGCACGACAGCGCCCGGGGCGTGACATGTTGGATCTTGAACAACACCGGGATCAGCTGCTTGCCGGACAGTTCGCTCCTACAGACCCCCGCCAGCACCACTAACGACAAAAGCCAGGCGGCGCGGGCCTCTCTTGCAACTTCCATAGGCCAGAGCGCGCAATTGCCTGCCGCCCCGCTCCCACAGAAAAAGGGGTTCCAGCTATGAGCCGCCGCAGCGGGACGAAGGGCCAGCGCCTGATTGAGCTGTTCAACGCCTTGCAGCGCCGGGAAACCACCTTCGGCCAGATCTACGCAATGTCGGCGTCGTGCGGGATCGACGCACGCCGGGTGCTGGCTGACCACTTCCGCGGGAGTTCGAGCGATGGGTAATGGAAATGTCGCGACACGGTTCGCGAATAACGAAAACGTGTCGCGACACGAAGAGCGGTAAAGCCATGCGCTATGTGACCGTCAGGAAATTTGCCAGCGAGTCTGGCTATACAGAAGACGCGATCCGCTCAAAGATCCGTGACGGGATCTGGCGGCTCGGTGAGATATGGATCAAGGCGCCGGATGGCCGGACGCTTCTCGATGTAGAGGGATATGAGTCATGGGTAGAGGCGGGAGGGGAGTTCGGGCAGTCTCCGATTCGAGTATCGAAATCACGTTCATGTATCGGGGCGTCAGGTGCCGCGAGCGGATCACGCTCAAGCCCACCGCCACTAACCTGAAGAAGGCCGAGCAACACAAGGCTGCGATCGAACACGCAATATCGATCGGTACATTCGAGTACTCGGTCACTTTTCCGGGCTCACCCAGGGCTGCGAAGTTCGCGCCCGAGTCGTGCCGCGAAACGGTGAATGGCTTTCTCACCAGGTGGCTTGCCGCCAAGGAAAAGCACGTTGCGAGCAGCACCTTCGACGGATACAGGAAATTGGTCACGCTTCGATTAATTCCAGCCATGGGCGACACGATGCTGGTCGATCTGAAGCGGAAGGCAGTGCGCGATTGGCTTGACACCCAGGAAGTGAGCAACAAGACGCTCAGCAATATCCAGAGCTGCCTGCGCTCCGCGCTGAACGATGCCGCCGAGGAGGAGTTGATAGAATTGAACCCGCTGGCTGGCTGGACCTACTCGCGCAAGGCGGCGCCGCCGAAAGAGGATGACGTTGACCCGTTCAGCCCCGAGGAGCAGCAGGCAGTTCTGGGCGCCCTCTCCGGCCAGGCCCGCAACATGATGCAGTTCGCCCTCTGGACCGGCCTTCGCACCAGCGAGCTCGTGGCGCTGGACTGGGGCGATATCGACTGGCTGCGCGAAGAGGTGATGGTCAGCCGCGCGATGACCCAGGCAGGCAAGGGGAAGGCGGAGACCACAAAGACCGCCGCGGGGCGTCGAAGCGTGAAGCTGCTCCGGCCTGCACTGGATGCGTTGAAAGCGCAAAAGGCACACACGTTCCTGGCGGACGGAGAAGTGTTTCAGAACCCTCGCACTTTGGAGCGCTGGGCCGGCGACGGGCCGATCCGGAAGACAATGTGGGTGCCGGCGATGAAGAAGGCTGGCGTCAGATATCGACGCCCTTATCAGACCCGGCATACCTACGCCTCGATGATGCTATCCGCCGGTGAGCATCCGATGTGGGTTGCAAAGCAGATGGGGCACACCGACTGGACCATGATTGCGAGGATTTACGGACGATGGATGCCTGCCGCAGATAGCACAGCAGGCAGTAAAGCAGAGTCGGCATTCATGACGACTGCGGATTGCTCAAAGACATTGCCCTGAGTTAATTCGTACTCGGCTTTAAAGCATCTATTTCCTTCAATGTTTTCAAAACATCTACCGTATTTTTTTGGGGGGTGCTTATTGCCTCTGTGGCCGCCTGCTTATACAGATAAGGAATCTCCTCTTTTATTATGATAGCTGCAGCGTCAAAAACCTGTTTTTGATACGCCAGAAGTTCTCGCGCTGTGATTGCCTCATTCATATACATCTGACAGACAAAATAGGAGTTGGCCAGAAACAACTGCATTCCCTGCGTACGATGATTTAGAACAGAGTTACTGCTTGAGATCGCCGCTGCCATACCTACGTTCGCTTTAACCTCAGCTGGAATGTCAGCTTCAGCAACAGCTTTGAAAGCTCTAGACAGATCGCTTCCTACTTCGGTTGGCGCCTCAGCACAGAATCTTCCACTATCAAAATTAACCAATACTACGCGGCGGTCTGGGGTAAGTGAGAGAGTGCCTACTTTGGCCTTCCATAGAAAGCTAGAGTTGAGTTTTTCCTCGATAACAGGTTGCTCTTGTGGAGGTGTAAATAGCGAGCAACCGGAGACACCTCCGATCAGCCCTACAGCCAAGACCTTAAAAATCTTAACCATGATCGCACTCCATTTGTAAGAGCATGCATAAGGGATAGCAATCCTGACGCTAGTACATAAGATCGAAATAGTTCATTTTTTATTTAACAAAAATGTAACGAATTAATTCAGGCTTCCTGCGCGGATAGGTTTCCAAGGCACGGGTAGGCCCTATCAAAAGACTAATGACAGCAAAATGGCAGCTTGAGCGCTGAAAGCCTTGCTATAGAAGGACTGGATGCGGGTTCAAATCCCCCCGGCTCCACCACTTCAACGAAAAAAGACGTCCTTGGACGTCTTTTTTTGTGTCTGGAATCTAATGGAATCAAGGCTTTCGGCGCCATCGGTTTGTGTAGGTGAATGGTCCACATTGACATTTCACTTGACAGATGATTATCTCGATGAAGATCGTGCTATTTTTGCTGCTAAGAGCCGCCCAGGTGCACAGGGCCGGTGGAGCAGGCCCTGTGCACCTAGACGACGGCAGCGTGACGATGCATTTCGTCGGTTAATCCCTTGCCATTACAATTCTTTGCCTGTAATTGCGCCGACTGAGTGTGCTAACCTCAGATCCAAGTCTATTTTCACCCTTATGGGTACTTTTGCCATGATCAGCGGCCACCAGCATTCAAAAGACCTTAGCTTTGCGGAAATGATGAGCCTTAAAAGCAGCTCACGTGACCGCCAGGTTGATGCTGTCTATGCAGCTGACCCTCAGATGCTTGAAATGGCTGCTGCCCGTGCCAAAGCCGCCCTTCGTGGTAACTCTGCTTCAATCGCTCGCCCACAACGATTCTCTGCGCTAAGCAACTGATGCCCGAAGCGGTAAGCGAAGATGCTCCGTTCACCCTGCTTGAACGTTCAGAGCTCTTCGCTTTCCTGCTCGATCTAATTCAGCGCGTCTACCGTCCCTCAATTCAATCAGCTGTCACCGATTACGGCCTTGTGATCGTCGGCGGGCAATCGCTTACGCTTTGGGCCCGGCAATACCTAATCGACGAAATGACAGGCGAGGAGGTCGGATTCGTCACTAGCGATGATTTGGACTTCATCGGTAAGCCCAACTCTATTGATTATTGCGCCCGCGTGATGGGAGTCCCTTTTCGCAAGGCGAAAATGGACGACAACACTATAAACATTGCCGCCGCGTACATTGACTGGGTTGACGGTAAAGAGGTCATCGTCGATATCCTGGAAATGGACAGCGTCGGGGGCGCGCCCAAAAAAGAGATTTTCAAGTATTTATCCGTCCTGGATATCGAAGGTGTGCAGGTCGCCGTCATCGACCCGATCACATGTCTGAAGTCTCGTTTATTCAATTTATTCGCTTACTGGCAGGATCGGCCACATCGGGAATCCGTGCGGGTGAAAATTGCACTTCGCGCGTCGAACCATTATCTGCGCGATCTGCTGGTAAATGATGGGTACCGAGTCATATCAGAGCATATCCGCCGGATCAAGGCCTTAGCCCTGACACCGCTCGGCAAGCGTGTTTATGTCGAATATGGAATCGACGTGCTGGATGCCATCCCCTACGATCCGGCGCTATTCCCAACCGCCTACATGGATCGGGAACGACCGAACATGCTTCGCCAAATAGATGATGCACGCCGACGGAAGTTAATTCAGTACCAACGATTCGCTTGTGGTCCTATTCACCTAAGCCATCTTCATCCCGCGGTAGAGAACGATCCAAGATAAGAGAATCTGGATAACGCAAAACACTCACGCGGTCATCTCAGCGACTCTGCAACCAAGGATGGTGACGGAGACAAGGCCACAGCTCTAATAGCTACCGATAGAGTATTAAATATTTTCAATATTTTGTACGTCGTAATACTCTCCAGAGAAACGGGAAAACAACCGATGATTGAGAAGAGCCAAAAAAATATACTTACAACTTTCGGCGCTTGGCACTATCTTCCCATTCAAATCAAAATCAATTAGCAGCTGCATTTCCACAGCATTATTACGAATATTTTGTATATAAACGTCATTATTGTAGTGGGCCTTTTGCTTAATTGCGGAGGCTCTTCTTAACTGAATCTTATTGTTTCCCACATAGGCATCAATCTCATCCATACTGGAAAATAATGATGAAAATTTCGGTTCCAGCTTTAACAACCCAAAATCTTCTTTATGAGCCTCTTTATAGCTTAATATTGACTCCGTCTTATTTTTTTGCTTAGCAATTACATCGCCATCAAAAATGAAAAAATCTATACTCTTAGAAATATTAAAAGTTGGCGTATCATCGATGTCCAGAGCATTGTCTTTGAATACCGCCCGATATGCGCCAGCCAGCTTCTTTAACTTCCAAGAGTCATCGGTCGACTTTACTGCATAGAGAGAATTTTGATCATCAAGAGTAAGCCTTACTGCATAAAAATGGGCATTCTGTATATCTTTAAGTTTTTTCACCTTCTTTTCATCGCGAGCCACGCACTCTTGTATCAATTGTCCTGCATGTGTTTCATCTGCTGGAATCGACAAGACACTAGTTTCGTTATTTTCGGCGAGCAGCGAGTATTCTCGAATTTCTTCGACACTTTGGATTGCAGCATTGACATTTTCTTTTATTTTAGCGTCCAAAAGTTCAGAAGTCTCAACCCAGCGCCCTGTATAAACTATTTTACCCGCGCGAGTAGATCTCTTGAAAACCCACAGAGTAACAGTTGAATTGAGGACATCAAACGCTTTCAATGCTAAAAGATCGGCCATCATGTTAGTCTCGTTGTTTTAGAATTTTGACTTTATCAATACTACTATAACGAAGAGCATCACCAGTTAACGGTTGAAACTTAGCCAAACAACCTTCTGTATTGGATATAGAATCGCCTTCATATCGATACTTTATTTCGTAATGCCCCCAACCAAACGCAACCAGCGCAGGATTTAAAATCACCTGCCCCGACTTGTAAGTCAGCCAAAATATCCAAGCCAGAAATATAAAAAACCCCAGAAATTTACCCGTCTCTTGATAATCCAAACTCATAAATGAAACCACATAAGGCAAAACGTAGTTCATTAGATCTGCTGGAACATGCTTGCACTCCTCCACAATGATTTTTCGCTTTGGTGTGGCGAGCCAAATTGTTCCTAATGATATTGAGAGCGAAATGAGACAGAGGGTAAAAAAGCCAAGTGCTAATAAGGGATGTTTTAACGGCAGCTCACATTGACTGGCGAAATTTTTCCAGTCTGAGCACAGACTTTGAGCAGTAGAACCCATTGTAAAATCTTGGACGAGTAAGATCATGCTCAGGGGAAGGTAAGATCCTAAGTAGATCAATAATGCGACTAAAATCCTTGTCTGCAT